TTTTCTGGGAAACTATCAAGAGTTACTTCGCCGATCCCATTAAAGAGCATATTATCCGCAAGAATGAGAACGACAGACTGCTGGTCTTTCCCAACGGCGGGCGGATTCGCTGTAAAACAGCCCATGACGCTGACACTTTGCGCGGTGATTACGCCGACCTGCTTATTTTGGATGAATATTCGTTTATGGAGCCGGACGCTTGGGAGGTTGTTGGACAACCTATGTTAATTGATAATGACGGTGATGCCGTTTTTATCTTTACACCCAACCGGCGCAATCATGCATGGCATTTATACAATAATGCCATGTCTGAAACCAAAGAACGCTGGGCAGCGTGGCATTTCACGACTTTTGACAATCCGCACCTGTCGCAGGTCGCGCTTAAAGAACTTGTTACGGATATGGGCGAGGACGCTTACAAGCAGGAAATCATGGCTGAGTTTCTTGAAGGCGAAGGCGCAGTATTCCGCAATATTGAAAGTTGCATGAACGCGCCGGAATCCGGTCCCGATGAGCATAAGACGCATTATCTGGTGGCGGGTTTGGACTGGGGTCAGAAGGACTTTACAGCGACCAGCATCGGGTGTGTGAATTGCAGTTGTGAGGTCGCCATTGACCGCTTCAACCGCATGGACTACGCCTCACAAAGGGAGCGGCTGATGTCGCTGTATAAGATGTGGGATGTCAAGCACATCCTGTCAGAACTGAACTCCATTGGCAAGCCGAACTTTGAAGAACTGGCGAAACTCGGATACCCGATGAGCGGCTTCCAAACATCAGCAACCAGTAAGCCGCCATTGATCGAGAACCTTGCTTTGGCACTTGAAAGGGAAAGTTGGCAGTTCATCAGGAACCGCGACTGGATATTTGAGTTGGAAGCGTACGAAAGAAAGACCAACCCCATAACGGGCAGCAGCCAGTATTCTGCGCCGGAGGGTGAACATGATGATACCGTCATGGCGAGAGCCTTGATGTTAAGAGCAGCAGGCACGAGAGCGCGTGTTGTGGATAATCCGTTTGATATGTAGGGAACAACATGAGCATATTGGATAGTTTAAGAACAGGTGTGATAAGTTTTCTCTTCCCAGATTGGAGTGAGGAAACCAGGAATCGCGTCAGCGAGATGCAGGAACGCAGGGATTACCGCGAAGGTCGGCATAAGCAGCAGATCAAGCCGAAGCCGGGCAAGTCGGATGATAATGTTTACATCAACTTTTCAGGGCTTGTCATTGACCGCAGTATTTCCATGTTATTCGGCGATGGTGTTGAATTTGACCTTCCAGGTGAAGGCGATGACACGCCGGAAGATAAGTACATTAACCAAGTGTGGGACAAGAACAAGCGCAACATCTTCTTACACAGGATGGCTTTACTTGCCTCCGAAGATGGCACAGGTTATGTCAAGATAGTTGAAGATGGAATCGTTGAGGATAAGGTTTCTCTGCCGCGCCTTGTCCTGATTGACCCGAAATGGGTGACGATGGATACCAACCCGGAGGACTTTGAAGAAGTCATCCGATACACAATCCGCTTCAACACAGTCGGCCCCGATGGAAAAGAGTTGTCAAGGAAACAGATTCACGAATACCAGGATGCGAGCGAGAACTGGAGCATTGAAGATTGGCAGGCATCCAGCGCAACCGCTGGCAAGTGGGAATTGATGCAGTCTGAAATATGGGAACATAACTTTGCGCAGATTATCCACTTCCAGAACCTGCCGAGTGCGGAAAATGTCTATGGCACGCCCGACCTGCCCGAAGATTTAATCAGGCTTCAGGACAAGTTGAACTTTGTGGTCAGCAACATCAATAAGATAATTCGGTTATACGCCCACCCGAAGTCAATCGCTTACGGCGTTGGTTCTGAACAGAAGGATGTCATTGACACGAGTGCCGGTGAACTGATTATCGTAAACCAGCCGGAAGCGTTCTGGAAGAATGTCGAGATGAAATCCGACCTGAACTCCAGCAACGCATTTTTCAGGGACTTACGGCAGGCGTTCTTTGATGTGGCGCGGACTGTGGACATTGATTCAGTTGCCGATAAATTAGGCGGCATGACCAACTTCGGGTTGAGAGTTCTCTATCAGGATTCAATCAATAAAGTCAAGACCAAACAGAAGTTGTACGGCGATGCCATCCTTGAAATCAACAGGCGGTTGCTTATAATAAACGGCATGGATCCCGATCCTGGTAAAATCATCTGGCAGGATTTGTTGCCCGTCAATGGTGTTGAGTTCTCTAACGAACTCCAGATGGATATTGAAATGGGCATCCTGTCGAAACAGACCGCTTCCGGTTTCAAAGAGTACGAGTGGGAACAGGAAAAGAAGCGCATTGATGCGGAACACGAGATAGAAATTAAGTTTCAAAAAGAGATGTTCAAGCAGGGAGCGAATAACCCCCAGCTTCAGCAGAATATGAATCAGAAAACGCCCGTAACCAAATTAAAAGGCGGGCAGACAAAGAGTGATAATGAAATGTAAATGCGGGCTTGAAATGGATTTGTTTCAGACCATCAGCGAGAACGGCAAGATAATTAAGCGTTACCGCTGTGTGTGCGGGTTGGAACGGGCAGAGTTTGTCGAGCCGGACAAACCCAAAGAACCCCTGAAGAAAGTTCAGGAGTAGAGAATGGCTACGGGAGGAGCGAATCTCTGGCAAGACCGCCGGGTTCTCGTAACCGGCGCTACGGGTTTCGTTGGAAGCTACTTGACGCAAACCCTACTTGATAACGGGGCTGATGTTACGACTATCATTCGTGACTTCCGCCCCGATTCATGTTTTATTGACGAGGATATATTCTTCGAGGTCAAGGTCGTTCACGGCGACCTGAATGACCGCTATCTGATCGAGCGCACATTAGCCGAGTATGAAATTGATACCGTCTTTCATCTGGCAGCACAAACAGTCGTCAGTATCGCCAACACTTCCCCTTATTCCACGATTGACAATAACATCAACATAACGCTCAACCTGCTTGAAGCCATGCGCACTTACGGCAAGATAAGGCACGCGGTCATAGCATCATCGGATAAGGCGTATGGCGAGTTGTTCCCGCGCCGGAAATACACCGAGATTGACGCCACACAGGGCATACACCCGTATGATGTCAGTAAATCGTGTACCGACCTGATAGCGCGTTCTTACTGCGTTACCTATGATATGCCAATAGCGATAACGAGATGTGGCAACATCTACGGCGGGGGAGATATGAATTGGTCGAGGTTGATACCGAATACCATCCGTAGAATATTAAAGGGGCAACTTCCGGTTGTTCATGGGTCTGGTAATGAAACGCGCGATTACTTCTATGTTGAGGACTGCGTTCAGGCATATATGCTGTTGAGCGAGAAACAGGCGGTTGGACCGTATAACTTCTCAACTGGTGAAGAGATGACCGTCAAGAAGGTTATCGAAACCCTGTGTAAGGTTATGGATGTTCCGGTCACTTATGACACGCTTAATGACTTCAAAGCCGAGATATACTACCAGTGGCTTGACAGCACGAAAGCGCGTAAGAATTTGGGTTGGTTGCCAAAATATTCATTTGCCGAAGGATTGCGCAAGACAGTGGCGTGGTACAGAAATAGACTTGCAAAAAACTACGAAAAGGTGTAATATGTAGGTGGAGGACAAAATGAACATCTTTCATAAGCATAAATGGTACACGGTTGGCGCTATCCGCTCGTATGTATATAAATGGTGCAGTAGGTGTGGCAGGGTTGAAAAGATATTTATCACGTCTTGGGCAAGCCCCGACCATGATTGGGAGAAATGCCCTGAAGTTCCCAAGTCTATCGCGGATAAAATCAGTGAGTTCGGTCACTTGCACAAATGAATCGCATCCCGCCTCGCAATCAGTCGGTAGGTTATGACGAGTGGCTCAATCTGCATATTATGGCAGGTGACCAAATCTATACCGCTGGCGCGTTCAGTAAAGAGTTTGAGAAGAAGCTGGCTGACTTCGTGGGCGCAAAGTATGTCCTGTTATGCAATTCCGGTTCATCCGCCAATCTGTTAGCCATGAGCGCATTGACGGCGATTGAATTGGGAGACCGCCGATTGAAACCAGGTGATGAAGTGATTACCACCGCGCTGAACTTCCCGACTACTGTCAATCCGATAATACAAAATCAGTTAGTG